GCAACTATAATAAATGGTTCTACAGGTGCTAGTCAAATACAAGATAATACTGTTAGCAATGCTAAAGTAGCAGATGATGCTATTGGTTTAGCAGAATTATCAGCAACAGGCACTGCAAGCTCATCTACTTTTTTAAGAGGTGATAATGCTTGGGCAGCTGCTGGTGGTGGAAAAATAGCACAAATACTTTCTACAACTAAAACAGATACTTTCTCTACTACATCATTTACTTTTGTAGATGTTACTGGATTAACAGTAACTATTACTCCTGCATCAACATCTAGTAAAATTTATGTTATGTTATCTATTTCTGGTGGTGGTATGTCTGGTTTTAGATATCAATTAGTTAGAGGAAGTACAGCTATTGCTATTGGTACAGGTTCTATCGGTAGTCGTGTAGCAGCTTCAGGTATGGGTTCAAATAGAAATTATGATGAAGTGGAAAATGCTTGTTCAAATTTTTTAGATAGTCCATCAACTACATCAGCAACAACCTATAAAGTACAATTTTCTACAGGAGCTACCAGTACCGATTCTAAAATAAATGCAACTCGTAATGACCCTGATTCCACTACTGGAATAAGAACTGCATCAACGATTACAGTAATGGAGGTATCAGCATAATGAACCATACAGCGATATTTGCACTTTATCCTAATGTGGTAACAATAGATGACACAGCGGGTTCAAAAGATGTAGATGGAAATACAGTAGTAATAGATGAAGATTTAGTAGATGCTTGGGTAGACCCTGATGCTTATAAGTATTCAAGAGAAGCAGCTTATCCATCTACAGGCGACCAACTAGATATGCAGTATTGGGATAGTGTAAATAACACAACAACATGGGCAGATGCAATTACAAAAGTAAAGACAGATAATCCAAAAGGATAAACAATGTTTGGTATAAGCACATATTCAGAAGTACCATTCAGCTCTTTAGCGAGTTCTTCTTTTAGTGGAATTGCAGCAATTAATGGAGCTGCAACTGTAACTGTACTGACAGCAGGACAATTTGTTTATGGAGATGCAAATGTAAATGGTACAGCTACTTTATCAGTTATAACTACTGGTCAAATCGTAGAGGGAAATGCTGGAATAAATGGAACAGCTACTTTAGCTGTAATAACAGCAGGTCAAATAGTATTAGGTGGTGGTGCAATAGTAGGAACAGGCACAGTAGTAGTTTTAACTGCTGGACAGTTTGTTTTTGGAAAAGGCTCTATTTCTGGAACTGGTACTTTGCAAGGAATAGGTGGTTTTATAGTATCAGCAGAGGGAGAAATATTAGCAACTGCAACTGTTACTGCAAACTCAAATGTAATATTTTCTGGAGATGCTTCAATATCAGCAACAGCAACAATAGTAGCAGATGGTCGTATTCAAGGTAATAATTGGACAGTAGTACCTGTAACTTCAAACACATGGAATAGGATAGTATAATTATGAGTAGAGATAAAATATCAGAATGGTCATCAACAGCAGGCTCTAATACGGATGTCGGTGGAATTAATATTAATGAGGGTTGCCCTCCAGCCACAATCAATAATGCTTTAAGAGAAATAATGGCTCAAGTAAAAGATTTTTCTACAGGCTATGATAATGATAATCTTGTAGTTGGTGGTAATTTAGCAGTAGATGGGACAACAACTTTAACAGGAGTTCCTACTGGACCAACAGCAGCTTCCGCAACAAATACAACTCAACTTGCTACAACAGCTTTTGTTGTTGCTAAAGTAGGTACTATAGGAACAATGGCTGCTCAAGCATCTAATTCAGTTAATATTACAGGTGGCACTATTTCTGGAACAACTATAAATTCAATCACTGTAGGAAGCAACGCTACTGGAGCAAAAACAATTTCTACTGCCAATCCTAGTGGCGGTGCTAATGGCGATATTTGGTATAAGGTTTAAACAATGTCATCTATTAATGTTAATGATGGTGGAACTTTTAAACCTGTACTAGAAGTTCATGTCAATGATGGTGGCACTTGGAAAATAGCTAATGAAGTATTTGTAAACGATGGTGGCACTTGGAAGTCAGCTTTTGGCGTTACTTATGTTAATTTATCTAGGTACACACCTGGTATAGAAGAAGGAAATTTTCACGAAATAGTAAACTTTAATTTAGCTAATTTTTTAAACATTACTAATCCAACTATTGTTTCTATAACAGTAGAAGCTGGAACTAGGTTTGTATCTAGGAACAATACTGTCCCAGCATTTGATGTTGGTTCATTGCCTGCTGGAAGCACTGTATTGCTTTCAATTCCAAGTGATGCAATTATTACTGGTAGAGGTGGTAATGGTGGATATGGTTCAAATAGTGAAGGGGGACAAGGAATAGCAGGCGATTTTGGTGGAACAGGATTGTACACAAGATTCCCAATATCATTAACCAATAATGGAGTAATTGGTGGTGGTGGTGGTGGAGGTGGCGGTGGTGGTGGTCGCAGAGTTTATAACGCAGCTGGAAGTGGTGGTGGTGGAGCAGGTGGTTATCATAGTATTGGACCAGGCTCTGTTGGTGAAAATACAAGTAATATAATAGCATCAAATGGAACAACTGGTTTATCGCCAGGAGCAAATGAATTTGTTATAAATGGACGAGGTGGAATAGGAGCTGGACCAAGAGCAGATGGCAGCACTTCCCCCAGAGCTACTAATGGAGATTACTTAACAGGTGGAGCAGGTAGTTGTGATCAATTTGGTACAAGATGTGGCGGAGCTGGTGGAAATTTAGGAGTTGATGGAACATCCGCTGTTTGGCCTGGTGGAGAAGCAGGTAATGCTATAGATGGACATTCTTATATTACCTATGTTACATCAGGAACAATATCAGGGGGTCAAATAAACTAATGCCTACTAAACGAGTTCAGTTCACAGATTGGCTACCAGACCAACCAGATAATTCAGGTGCTTTAAATGAAGCTAAAAATGTAACACCAGTATCTGTTGGCTACCAACCTTTTCCTAACGCAGAAGATTTTAGTGGCGCAGCATCAGAAAATATTAACTCTGTTTTTGTAGCAAAGTTTGACACAGAAGTTGTATTGTTTGCAGGTGGTGCTACTAAAATATTTAAATTTAATTCATCTACAGAAGCATTAGAAGATAAATCTAAATCAGGTGGTTATACAAGTGCATTTGCTTGGAAATTTTCGCAATTTGGAAAAACTGTGTTGGCTGTAAATGGTACAGCTAAAATTCAATATTGGACTATAGGTACTTCAACAGCTTTTGCAGATGTAGCAACATCACCAACAGCTAAACAAATAACAGTAGTAAGAGATTTTGTAGTTACAGGAAGTGTAGCAGCAGGAACTTTAGGAAGGTCTACAGTAAGGTGGTCTGACATTAATGATGAGACTGACTGGACAGCAGGTGCTACATCACAATCAGATATTCAAGTAATTGCAGATGGTGGTAATGTCGTAGGACTTACAGGTGGTGAATTTGGTTTAATATTTTTAGAAAAATCAATCCAAAGAATGTCATATGTAGGAAGTCCTTTATTCTTTCAATTTGATAATATCTCAAGAGGATTAGGTTGTTTAAATGGAAATTCTATTTGCCAATATAATCAAGTGTCATTCTTTTTAAGTGATGATGGATTTTACTCTTGTGATGGCAATCAAGTAACACCAATTGGAAACGAAAAAGTAGACAGATGGTTTTTTGATGACGTAGATTTAAGTCTATTAAGTAACATGACTGCTTCTATAAACCCAGCATTAAATATTGCTATTTGGAATTATGCTAATGTAGGTGGCGGAAGAAGTATGTTAGTTTATAATTGGACACTAGGTAAGTGGTCTAGAGTAGAAACCACAGCCACTGTTCTAGGCAATATAGCGACTGTAGGAACGACTTTAGAAGGTTTAGGTACTCTAGGGTACACTGACATAGATGTATTACCTGCATCACTAGACGCAAGACTTTGGGTAGGTGGTAAATTCTTATTTGCTGGTGCTACAGGTACAAAAATATCTACATTTACAGGCTCAACATATAATAGTGAATTAGTAACAACCGATTTAGAAGTTGGTTACAATTCTGTAATTAATTTATTAAGACCACAAATAGATAATGGTAGTGCAGATGTTTCTGTAGCTAGTCGTAGAGAATTAGATGATTCTGTTATATTTGGTGCAGAAGTATCTACTACATCAGAGGGTAGAGTTAATTTAAGAACTGGTGGTAGGTATCATAGAGTATCTGTTAAACCAACAGGCTCATGGACAAATGCTATGGCTATAGATGTAGACTTTAAACCACAAGGCAATAGATAATGGCAAGAATGTATAGAACTTTGCCATATCAAGGTGGAGAGCCTAGAGCTGTTGCAGAAGTAACTAACAATGCAATGAATGGCAAAACCAATAATACTGGCTCTGTTACTTTAAGAGCTTCTAATACAACAACAACATTAAATGATGAAAGATTAGGTTTTGATAGTGTTATTTTATTATCACCTTTAACTGCAAATGCAGCAGCACAAAATCCTTATATTTCTACTAAAGCTAAAGGGAGTGTAGTAATAACACACACAAGTGTAGCAAGTTCAGATTTAAACTTTGATTATATTATAGTAGGTTAAGTGTTATTATTGTGTTATGAAACTAAAATTATATATAGTACCCACAAATCATGTACAACAATTTTGGCATCTAGCTGAACCTTTACTGCAATTAGCGTTAGATAAAGGTAATGGTGAGTTTACTGCTGAACAACTTAAATTATTAGTAGCACAAGGGCAACAACAGTTACTCTTGCTAATGAAAGAAGATCAAGTTTATTGTGCTTTAACTGTGCAATGGATTATGTACCCTAACGACAGAGTATGTTATATCACTTATATTGGTGGTAAGAATACTAAAGCAGGATTTGAACAATTTAAAAATTGGGCAAAAAGTAATGGTGGAACTGCAATACAAGGCTCTACTAAATTTGAAAGCATAGAACGACTTTGGACACGATTATACAATTACAAAAAGAAGTACACACTTATGGAGCTAAAATTATGATGCACGATTACTTTCCAGAACTAGATGGAAACCAATCTATTGACAATGGGAAAATGGGTAGACAACTCCATAAAGGTGGAGGTGGTGGGCAAACTCAAAACACTAAACAAGAAATTGACCCTATGTTAAAGCCTTACATAAGCTATGGATTAGATGAGGCACAAGATTTATATGAAGCAGCTGGTCCAACATACTATCCAGGTCAAACTTATGTAGACCAATCAGCACAAACAACAGAGGGTTTAGGTTTAGCAGAAGCAAGAGCAAGAACAGGAAGTCCATTAATTCCAGCTGCTCAAACTCAAGCATTAAGCACAATACAAGGTGATAGATTATCAGCAGGAAATCCTTATTTTGCAGACATGATGAGAAGTGCAGCTAAACCAGTTGTGTCAGAATTTAATAACGCAATTAGAGATATAGGTTCACGAACAGCATCATCAGGAAGGTATGGTTCTGGAGCTATGGGTGAGATGGAATCACAAGCATCTGAAAATTTAGCAAATTCTTTATCTCAAAGAGGTTCAGAATTAGCTTATCAAAACTATGCTAATGAAAGAGGCAGACAAGACCAAGCTATAGGAAATGCTGCAAACATAGCAAATCAAGATTATACAGACATACAACAACTTATGAATGTAGGTCAAGCAAATGAAGCTCAAAGTTTAAAACAATTACAGGGTGACATTTCAAGATATGATTATGGACAAAACGCACCACAACAAAAATTACAAAATTATTTAGGTTCAGTTTATGGCGCACCTACTCCTATGAACTCAACAACTACCTCTAGTGGAGGTGGTAAATAATGGCTTGGTGGATTCCTTTAGCTATGGCTGCAGGTGGTTATGTTATTGATAAACAAATGGGTGGCGATGGTAAAAAAGGAGCTTTACTTGGTTTAGCTGGTGGTACAATGCTCCCTGCAGCACCAGCATTAGCTTCTGGAACTGCTGCTACCACTGCTGGAACTGTAGGAACTACAGGAGCTACCATGACAGGATTTGGTGGAGCTGGAGGATTTGGTACTGCAGCTGGAGGTCAAGGTTTATTAGGTGGAACTGCTACTGCAAAAGCTATGGGCGGATATGGTAGTGGGTCATTAGGTGGTATGACAGGAACAGGATTTTCTGGAACTTCAGCTCCTGTTTTAGCAGGTTCTCCAGCATTAACAACAGTAGGTGGTCAAGGTCTTTCAAATCCATATTTAGGAAATGCTTACCCATCTTCACTAACAACAGGTAGTCAAGGTGTTCCTACTAATAATTTAAGTAGTTTGCTTACACAAGGTAAAGATTTTGTTGTAGATGGTTTTAGTGATATGTCTTTTGCTGACCAGTTAGGTGTAGGGATGCAGGCACAAGGATTACTAAATAGACCAACACAAAGAATGGAAGCTCCTAGACCTGGAATGGCACAACAAAAAGAAACTGTATTTGCTCCTCCTTTAAATAGCCAAATACAAAACACACAGATGCAAACAGAAGAAGAAAAATTAAGACAACAATATTTAAACCGACCAAACTTTTATGGATAAAAAAACATGGCATTTAACCCAGTAGATTATTTAAAAAATTTAGTACCAGAAGACACCACTATATTTGGAGCATCTCCAAGTCCTAATTTAAAAAGAATGGCACAGTTAGGCTTGTTAAATGGTAATTACGAAGATATAGTTGCTGACGCAACAAAAAGGTCTAATTTTAGTGGGTTATTAAATACAGCATTATCTTATGTATCTCAACCTAAAAATCAAGGATATGGAAGTATTGTTCCTTATTTAGCAAAAGCTGGAGTAGCCGGAGTTAATGCTGGACAAAAAGTTTTTGATCAGCTTGGCACAGATGCAATGACTAATGCTACTTTAGAGGATATGAAGGCTAAAAGAATTGCTGCAAATAAAAAAGATAGTCCATTTGCCAAACCAAATGTATTAAACTCAACAGGTGAATCTAAAGTAGCCTACAAAAATTCAATAACACCTGAAAACCCTGATGGAGATATAACTTTATTAAGAAAAATTCCTAGTTCAGATACAGATACTAGAACAACCTTTACAAAACTAATAAACGCTAGGGATAATTTAAACCCAAAAAGTCCAAATTACAAAGCAAATTATCAGTTTTATACTGATAAAATTGAAAAAGAAACTAGTTTTGCTCCTCCAATAGTTGATATGTCTTCAACAAAAGAAACTGGTTACAACAAAAAGTATGGAGAAAATCAAGGTACAGCTTTCTTTAAAAAAGATCAAAAGTTTGTTGAAAGTGGCCCAAAAGCATTAAAACAGTTTGATAAAACTAATAGAGCTTTATTATTAGCTAATAGACCAGATACAAAATCAGGAGCTTTAGCTACTTTAAGATTATTAGGAGAAAAAGCAAGTGTTTATTTTGGAGGAACACCAACCCAATCTGAATTAAATTCTATTTCAGATACTGAATTACTTAACTCAACTCTTGCTAGTGATGTATTCCCTTTAATTGGTGAGCTTAATATTGGTGCAAGAGGTATTGATACACCAGCAGAAAGAGATTTCTTACAAATGGCATTTACTGGTAGGATAGAACAAAACAGCGATTCTTTAATGAAATTGACTGCAATAAGAAACAAATATCAATTAACTAAATTGCAAGAGTTTAATGAAGGAATTAAAGATAAAAGATTTTCAAAAGAGGGAGAGTATCGTAGAGATGTAAAATCAATGTCATACAAATTTGAACCTGTCGCTGTAATAAATCCTAATACAATTAATTTAATGTATAAAAATGAAAATCAAATTAAATTAAATGATGATGGAGCAACAGTTACAGTAAACACTTATGGAGAAGAAGGTAATGAGGTTTATATTGATACTCAAGGATATGTTTGGGGTAAAGGGGAAAACGATAGTATGAATAAATTAGGCCCACTAAATAAGTTAGGAGTAGAATTTTAATGGCAAAAATTATTTCAATAAATGGCAAAAAAGTTTCTCCTGATGATGAGGAAGAAATAGACAATATTACACTTGATCCAATAGTAGTAAGTCCTGATAGCAAAGAAAAAATAGAAACAAAAAGTTTACCAATAATATCAACAAAAAAAGTACCAGTAGCTCCTAGAAAAAAAATAGAAGTAGCACCAGAAAGAAGTTTTGTTGAATCTACTGGTCGTAAATTAAGTTCTTTAGCAAGAGGAGCTACTCCTGCGTTAGTGGGTGGTGGAATTGGATTATCTTTGGCTGGGCCTCCTGGTGCTTTAGCAGGAAGTATGGCATTACCTGCTGCAGAAGGTGTTGCAATGCTATTAAATAAACTTGGATTAGATGTAGGCTCTCCAACAGAGTTAGTTCAATCCGGACTAACAAATCTTGGATTTCCAGTACCAGAAACAATAGGAGAGAGATCATTTGAAACAGCAGGGACATTTGTTGGGGTGGGTGGCCCACAAATAAGGGCATTAGAAAAATTATCAAAAACAGCTACAACACCATTTAAAAGAGGTCTTGCTACACAGCTTTCTCAATCTCCAATAAGGCAAATGGCTTCTACAATTCCTGCTGGTCTTGCTTCTCAATTTACCTACGAAAAAACTGGAAGTCCTACTTCATCAATGATTGCAGGTATAGCTGGAGGATTACCAGCGTTTATAAAAAGTCCAAAAATAGAACAAGTTTCTAAAGATTCTTTACAAAAAATAGTAACGCAAAGTTATTCTCTTGCCGATAAAAATGGATTTAATATTGACCCAACAAAATTTCAAAACAGTATGAAAGTAATTGCAACAAATTTAAGAGAAAAAGGCTTTGCTGAAGGAAGAAAACAATTTCCTAAATTAGATACTGCTGTAGCTGAAATAAAAAAACTTCGTATAAATAAAAAAACAAAAAAAGTTTTAAGTAAAATAGACTACCAAGAAATAAAAGCATTAAGAGCAATTATTAAAAAGGCAAAATCATCAACAGATAAAGATGAATCAAGGTTAGCTAGTGAGTTATTAGACGATTTTGATGATGTTTTAGTTAATATAAAACCATCAGATATGGTAAAAGGGTCTTCTAGTAAAGATTTAAAAAATGCTATGGAATATAGAAAGGCTGGGGATCAGGCTTTTACAAAACTTAAAAAAGGTGAATTATTTGAAGATATTGCTGAAAAAGCAGGTAGAGAAACTGCTGGAAATAGAGCTAGAACAATTACTGGTGAATTAAAGAAATTAGCCAATAATCCTAATAGAATGAAATATTTTACAAAGTCTGAACAAAAAGCTATAAAGCAAGCATCAGAAACAAAAGGAATGAAGGCTATTTATAGTCTTTTAGGGAATATTGTTCCAACTGGATCTTTAAGACAAATGTTAGCTCTTACAGGAGTAGCACTTCGCCCTGAAATTATCCTTCCAGCAATAGCAACTGGTTTAGGTGCGCAAACAAGATTAAATACTTTAAGAGATAGAGATATGACAAAATTAATAGACCTTATGAGGGGTGGAGGAAAACCAAACTATGCTACATCTCCACAAAATATTAGTAATTTAAGAAATATTACATCTAGTGGTCTTTTAAATAATGAAGAAGATAGATAATGACTGATATAAATCCTATAGAGTTTGGTAAAATGAAAGAGCAAATAGAGCAATTACAAAAAGGTCAGGACGAACTCCGAAAAGACATGAAAGAAATGTTGGCTTTAGCAAACAAGAGCAAAGGGGGTTTTTGGATGGGCATGGGGATAGCTTCTTTTGTGGGCGGCTTAATATCTATAGCTATTAGAAACTGGATGCAATAATGAATAACAAACAAAAATCTTTTAATAAACTATTTAGTAAGCCAGTAATAATAACAGTTGCTGTATTAGCAGCACTACCTATTACCCCTGTTATTTTAGCTTTAATTTATGGGTGGACGAATTGACTTTAGCAGACATGCTAAAAACAAACATAGTCCTTGTCCCTGTTATAGCATCATTAGTAGTTGGTACTTTTACTGGAGTTAAATATATTGTAAATTTAACAGACACAGTTGGTAGTAACGCTA